AAAGGGAGTGGAAGCTGTTCTGGAATTCAAAGGAATGCGATGCGGCCCGCACACTTACCGGCAATGCAATCACGAGCCTGGTATACCGGCAGGCAAAGGAAAACGGGGACGTGTTCATAACCCTGCCTAAAATCAAGCGTAAAAACGTGGCCTATGATCTGAAACTGCAGGTGATAGAGGCGGACAGGGTGTGCAACAAGGACAATGCCATGGATACCGAGGTCCTGGCCGGCGGAATCAAGAAAGACAAATACGGCGCCCCCGTGGAATATCATATTATGAAACATCATCCGGGAGCGATACGGTATGCGAAAAAGCTGGAATGGCAGGTTATCTGGAATGGCAGGTTATCCCCGCGTTTGGAAAAAAATTAGGATTCAGGAACGTAATCCACCTCTTCCAGATTGACAGACCTAATCAGTCACGGGGCGTGCCCGACTTAGCCCCGGTGATCGAACCCCTGAAACAATTAGACAAATATACCGAGGCCGAGCTGATGGCCGCGGTGATCTCCGGTATGTTTACGGTATTTATCGAAACCGAAGCGGGTGACACCCTGCTCGATCTTGATGATCTTTCGGGTGAGACCGGATCAAAGACTACGGATGATGATTATAAATTAGCGAGCGGTTCTATTATCGGCCTGGCCCAGGGTGAGAAGGTCCATGACACCAATCCGGGCAGGCCCAATGATTCTTTCGACCCTTTCGTGCAGTCCATCCTGCGCCAGATAGGCGTGGCCCTGGAACTTCCCTTTGAAATCCTGATCAAACATTTTACCGCGTCATACAGCGCGGCCCGTGCGGCCCTTCTGGAGGCATGGAAGTATTTCATAAGCGAGCGGCAATGGTTAGCCGATAATTTCAATCGCCTGGTGTACGAGGTATGGATGGCCGAGGCCGTGGCGGCGGGCAGGATAGCGGCGCCTGGTTTTTTCACGAACCCCCTGATCCGGCAGGCTTACTTAGGTTCCGAATGGATAGGCCCGGCCAAGGGACAGATAGACGAGAAAAAGGAGATAGAGGCTGCGGAAAAACGTGTGGACATGGGTGTTTCGACACTCTCCGAGGTAACGGCGGAAATGACTGGCGGGGACTGGGAGAAAAAGCATCCGCAGAGTGTGAAAGAGCATAACGCAAGGAAAGAGGCGGGGCTTTTGAAAGAAAAGACGTCAGAGACCGGAGGTCAGAGGTCAGAGGAAAAAGAAGAGAGGGACGACGATGAGAGTGATTGATGTTTTGACGAGTCCGTGGGCCATTGTGCCGGAAAAGCTGTATGAGAT